GGTTGCACGTTTATTGCGAAAGAGCCTATGAATAGGCAGACCCCTAGCATTAGCTTCACTACTCGCTGCGAGCTACACCGGCACACCGGCTCTCGCGAGAGCATGAAGCGTACCGAGTGTGTCAAGTAAATCCATGAATTGTGGATAACTCGAACGGGGATTTGGCGTGTTGTCCACAGGTTATCCACAGGCATCAATCTTTTCCCCATCCCGTACCCTTGAAATGAATCGGTGAAGATGTCCATACTCGTTCCATAGATACCAGGCAATAGTCGCATCCGGGTGAAGATAGATCATCCTCGAATCCGGCTTTGACTATTTTGATGTCAGAGCACACCGGACATTTGAATTCATAGGCTGGCATTTTGAACCTCAAATAGTTGGATTCCCAATACGCCGCAGCTCATGCACTCGACGCAATGAACGTTGGGTGGCAGGTTGTCAGTCACCTTTACTATTTTGTGATCCGTCGATTTCTTTTCGACCCTGCAATCAAGCTTGATAATTTCTAGCATAGATGCTCCGATTCAAATTCTCGATGGGATTCAGGTCTGACGGGTTAATCCAATATGAGCCATCAGATCGTTGCCTGGATGGTCTGCGTGCCATGCCAATTGGAATCCAGCCGATTATGTAGTAACTAGGTGAGTTGCCAGTGACCAGCACTGCGACGTCATCAGCTCGATCACGATCACGCAATATCAGACATCCATTTTTCCAGGGTGTGTGCTTGACTTCAAGATTCCATGACACATCAGCTTGATTCTTGAATGTATTAACCGTGCCTTCAAATGGTAAATCAAAGTATTTGGCGACGGCATTTTCAGCGCCTAGGGCTTCAGAATTTCGTGCAATATCCTGGAATAGATTCAGTTTCTGCACGCTGTAATCGTTCATGCCTTCAGAGCCAACTTCCCGTTCAAGTGCTTTGACTGCGCAATTCATTTCTTCATCGTGATTGAGTTTAACCAGGATCATTTGCATCCCTGACATATCCAAATCATCGTGAGGCCTTGCGTGCCTATCATGTGGCCGCCTGCCAAGGGTTTCCACATTTCGCACTTATCGCACCAATCAATTTGGATGGGCAAATTCTCTCGAATTTCTGTGCCATCCTCTTGGATTGTGATTGCATCGCCATTTGGATGCTGGATGAATAGTTCACCCATCAGACTTGAGGCTTCCATTTGCCATCGCTACCCAGCACCATCCACACGGGTGGGCACTGATTAGCTTTGACCTTTTCCGGGCACACGTAGCCGTGATAAGGCTTACCCGTTTTTGGCGATGTGCCTTCTTTGAGGATCATGTGGCCATGCTTACAAATAGGTAACTCGGACTCCATCTGTCCACCTAGTTGATCCTTGATTTGCTCGACGGCTGATTTGGCTGTGTGGAATCCATCTTCCCAAATTGGCTTTGACCATGGATCATCCTCGACAAAAGCTTTGGGCATTGTCTCTACTTGCTGCATTGATTCCAGGCTTGGCTTTGTGTCTGTGCCTAGTACTACAGATGCGCATCGGCCGATGGCCGAGCTGACCGTATCCTCGACATACCAGCGTTTCATTTGCACGTTATATGCCCCAACCATGCCGTGTGCGTAGTCAATAGCGGCTGGCTTCTCATCCTCATAATGACGATAAATCCGGCACTCGATGAGGATGTATCCTTTTTCGGAATTCCAATCGATGATCGTTGTCTCGATGCGGTTTGTCGGATACGTGGCGTGCAGTCTGATGACCTTCTGATTGACGGTTTCGTAACCATCTAAGAATCCGGCCATTATCGCACCGCCTTGCGTGCCATGATTTTGCCGCGAACTATGCCGACGGCCTTACCTTCACGAAAGCCGAGTGTGTAGCCGACCATAAATCCACCTGATACCCCAATGAGAAGCCAGGCTGCTGTTTCTTGAATTGTGTACATTGTTCTCCCGATGGGAGCTTGTTTGTTCTCCCAGGTAGAACGGTGACGCATGGGACTGACATTTGCAAGAATCACGCCTAATCTTCGGCGTGTCTATCGCTTCCCATGGTCGTTAATGTGCTGAATAAGCAATGCCCGGATTTCCCTAACATCGTGACGTAAGCCTTCGGCGAATCCGTTGGAGACGGGTCGTGAGTTACGTTCAGATTTAGCTGCAAAAATGGCTGCTACGGCCGAAATTGTGGCGGCGGCTATGATGCCGACCGCCGTAATCGTTTCGTTCATTTGGCATTAATACCAAATTGCTTATCATTTGGATTGAGAAATCTAATGATGACCGGCACGACGGCAGCTGCACCGGCTGCGAAAATCGCCTTTGGATCGGTTACGCCTGCCATCCATACTGCCAAAGCTGACGCCAAGAATGAACGCAACCATGAAGCTGCGACTGCCTTGAATTCATCCATTATCCTTCTCCAATTTTGCTATCAACGCGGCAACCTTTGCCGGTGGTAATGCAATTTCAAAATGCATTTCATCCTTGCGATTTGTGTAATCGCCACCCCAAATCAAACCGTATTTTTTAGCCAATGCCCGGATCATTGGCACTTTCTCATTTGGGAATGTCCCGACTTTAGCCAGGGGATGCTTTGTCGCATTGAGATCGATGGCTGTACCCGATGAATGGTTGGAAAGCTTCCCCACATTTCCACGGACATCGCGAAAGCAATATCCCCAATCATCGAGCTGTGCCCCATCGATTGACTCGATAAGTTTGTGAAAATCAGCGGCGAATCCAATGAGTAAAGGTGCAACCGCTTCGGCACATTGGAGCTTGATTGATGTACCTGGGATGGGATATGACTTGACGCCTATTTCATCCCTATTCTTCGAGGCTGGCCATGCGTTCGCTGATTGCAGCTTCACAAGCCGAACACTCCCATCGTTTCAAATCATTGAGCAATAAAGTTTCATGGCCACATTCAGGCATTGGTGGAATGAAAGCATCATCGACCGGATCATACGAATATCCAATACCAGCAAAATTAAATCTGATGGTTGCATTGTACGAAGTTTGAATCCATCTACCACCAAGATTATCGATGAGCCATTGAAAGCCCTCATCAGATTCATTATTGCTTCCTACTAACACGCGAATGACTTTGTTATCATCATCTAATTCAGCCCAATGTGCCATTCATGCCACCGCCGTTTTCAAATATCTGACGATTACGATTCCAGAGCCACCAGCTCCACCCGAATAACCTGCCCCATTGCCACCACCTGTTGAGCCGCCGCCGCCAGTATTTGCAGTTCCGTTATTACCAACAGAGCTTTGAGAAGAAGGAGAACTTGCGCCGCCGCCAAGACCACCCGTAGTTGGAAAAGAAGAAGCCCAACCTGCGCCACCACCAGCATAATAATAATTGCCACCAGAAAGTTGTCCTGTTGAAGTAGCAGAACCCATTGCATTTAAAGCTGCTATTGTTGCGCCACTTAATCCATTACCACCAGAAGGTGCTGTTCCAACTGCTCCAGCTCCGCCACCGCCGCCCGAAGTAATTCCAGAGGTTGCTCCACCATTATTTCCGTACCCAGTAGCTCCACCAGAGTTGCCCTGTGTTGCAGTTCCACCTGATCGTGCTGGTGCTCCTGCGCCTTGTGCGCCTCCTCCTGAACCGCCGTTTCCACCAGCTCCAGATGTTCCAGCGGATCCCCCGCCTCCACCTAGACCAGTAATAGTGTCAAAAGTTGTATCTGTTCCAGCATTACCTTGATTGTATCCGCTCGGAACTGTTCCACCTGCTCCAATAGTAATTGCATAATTGGCAGAAGTAACTGAACGCCCTGACTGATACAAGAGTCCACCTGCACCACCAGCGGCTCCAGACGAACCTCCGTTTGTACCTGAACCACCACCTGCAACAACAAGAACGTCCATGGAAACCGAACCACCAGAAACGCCAAGAGTTCCGTTAGAAGTAAAAGTTCTGTAGTAATAAGTTGAATCCGAAGCCAGCGTTCCACCAGTTACGGTTGGCAATAAATGACCCGAAATTTGGGATGCGTAAATACCTAAACGGCTCATTTATGAAAGATCGCCAATCACGGTGAATGTATTGCTGGCTGTGCAAATTACTGTGCACGCTGAATAACGTGCACGAAGCTTTGGTGCTGCCGCTGTTGCACCGGTTGAAGTAATCGTCACGCCTGCACCGGCTGCAAATGTAGTGAGTCCAACTCCGATTGATTGCACATCAAATGATTGACCGCCCGAAAATACTGATGGTGGAATTGTCACTGTGACCGCACTTGCATTGGATGTGGTCACTAGCTTGTCGGCATCGCTGCCCACGAATGTGTAAGTCGTTCCAGTCTGCGCATTGAATGAAAGAAGCTTTGGTGATGCGGCAGCTGCTAGATCGTAGGCCGCTTTAACAGCTGTGGGTGTTGCAGCCAAGACTGAAGATGTAGTTGAGGTTGAGTCTGAAAGTTGAACCGCACCTGACTGGGATGTTGATGCAGATTGAATTCCAACCGTGATTGCACCGGATGTGCCGCCGCCTGTAAGTGGTGAAGTCGCTGTGATTCCAGTTATGTCTCCCTGGTCATTTGCGATCCATACGAAATCCATGTCCGTATTGGAATTTTTGGCAAGGATTTGACCTGATGTGCCACCTAATAGGTCTGCCATCGATGTTGCAACGGCTTGCCCAAAGACTTCAAAGTCTGCTGGTAAGTCCGTCACCAAATCTGTATTGGTCGGCATCTGCCAGCTGAACGGCGTGGTGGGATTACTCATTTTTTCTCCTTATGCGACAACTAGGGCATTTTCCCACGTGAGAGTTCCCACGATGGTATTCCAGCGTTCCGACACGCTGACATCTTCCCACTTCATGGCCTGTAATGAATAGGCCAAAGGTGATAGAAGTGCCGTGACGGAAATTGTGTTGTATCCGGCCGACCACTGCCAGCCCTCGACGAATCCGGCATATTGACCGGCTGACATATTTGCAGGCAAATCCGAAATACGCATTGGAAGTCCCATGAAAATATTGATGAGGGCATCACGATCAGCATCGTCGATTTCAGGGTTTGTAAGCTCGAATCTGATGGATTGCATCATGTATTGAGGATAGGCACGCAGCTTCAAATAGAAAGCCGCCTGAGCCGTTGCATCGCCTGCGTTGAAAAGCGTGGTTTGAATGATTTGAGCCAATCGGCCAAAGATTGCCACTGAGGTCAAATCTTCATCTGTAACTGAACTAGCTGAAAGCGATCCATACTTGATGGTGACATCGTTTCTCACGTCACCGGCACGGGATTGAACCTTGATGCCTGAAGCTAGTGCCTGAGCAGCTGAAACGTCTGTGTAGCCATTTGTGGCCAGGTAAATGGATCGATGTGTGGAATCAGCATACGAAATTTGACCCTGGGCATTTTCATAGATGTAGCCAAGCCCTGAAGTGGCCAAAGCTGAAACGAGTGAATAAACGTCGATCACGCCGGCTGAACGGTTTGCAAGGTCGTAATTGCCAGGCTGGTCAATTTCGCCAAGCCCTACATTTTGAGCATTTGCCCATGTTTCAATTGCCGGGGTATAAGTAGCCCACGTCAAAGCTGCCGGAACTTCAGACCAATTGTTGATGAGCAAATCCGTGAGCACTTCATTGATTTGAGTGCCGTCATGAGCTTTGGCGATAGACGCTGCATAGGTGGCTTTCTGAAGCCTTGAAAGAGCACCCAAAGCCACGATGGTGATTGATTGAGTCATGCCGACGTTGCCTGCATTTTCAACGGTGATTGCTAAATCGACTACTGAACCGCCAAAGATGGGCACGAAAGTATTGGTCGAATCTTTCAATGCAATTGAGACTGAATCATTGATGTTAATTGCAACCTGGGATTGGCTTACGTTGTAGAGAACGAGATTGCAATACCCGGCCTGTGCCTGTTCATAGATATTGTTTCTGCCACTTTGGATGCTTAAATTTGCCAAAACAAATGACTGATATTGAATTCCATTGATTGTGACTTCCCAAATCGGATTCCAAAGAGTCATCCGACCAAAGCCCCTGCACCGCCTGTACCGCGATAGTAACTATTGTTCAACACTGTGGTTATGCTACGTGCTGCCGCTTCAGGATCGCCAACCACACCCATATTGACGGTGACGTTTGTAGTGCCTGAAGCCGCCGCAATACCTGCAAGGCTTGAAGTATTTACCCTATAATTTGCTCCGACGAATTCATTGCCCATATCTACTACTGATGAAGCTGCGGCAGCTGTCCCTGCCGATGATCCTGTGACCGTTGGAGCTGTGATGGTTGGCACTGATGGGATTGCCGGCGTGCCTGTGCCTGAACTAGATTTTGGAATATTGACGGTAGGTGCTGATGAAACGGGAATCAACGGCACATTGGGCAAAATTGGAATCGAATTGTATTTTGTAAGAAGCCAATTGATTGCAGAGATTGCGCCAGTAATTGCCGACGTAATAACACCGACAATATTGCCCACGATGTCGATGACGCCACCTGCGATGATTCCAACGCCTTGCAAAGCCTTACCCAATACCGTGCCAATGACCGGTGCTATGTAATCAGCAATAAGTTTGCCAAATGCCATGAATGAATCCATATTGTCACCGATAGCATCTTTGACGTATCCAAAGGCTTTGACCAAGCCGTTCCAAATAGGCAAGAAAACGGCTGAAATTGTTTGCCCCAACGTAGTGATATAACCGGTCAATCCACCCGACTTTCCTGAAAATGCGTTAGAAACCTTTTCGACGATTGGGATCACATTGACCGTCATAAACGTCATAAGCTTTTCCAAGATCGGAAGTAATGCAAATCCGATGGTTTCTTTGGCTTCATCGAAGGTGACTTTGAGCCGTTCCATTCGACCAGCGAAAGTGTTCGCATTGGCCGTGGCTGCGCCTGCAAAGAGTTCAGAGAGTCGGCCTGAAACCTGCTCAAATGACATGGCTTTGAGTTCAGCTGACGAAAGGCCGATGCCCAACTTACCCAATGCCGCTGTGTTGCCGTCATAGGCCTTTCCTAAAGCATTTGCGACCCCTTCCAGCGGCTTTCCGGT